TTTTTTCAGTTAACGAATTTAATCTTTGTGTAATACTTGGATTGAATTGTCCAACCATGCCTCCCTCGATTTGGTCTTGTCGAATGATTCTCTTTATGCGTGAGCAGATAGTCAGATATTCTTTATACGCATTATCTTGATTATTGAAATATTGGTGAACGCATCCTATTTTCTCCTCGCAGTAATTCTCAAAGCCTTCCATTGTTAAAGGTGGCGTATGCCATTCAGACTTTACTCCCGTTGCAGTTGCCTTTTGAATTTCTCTTGGTTTTAAGCTACTCTTATACTCTTCGAATAGTTGGTATAGCTTCTCTGGTGTCTCTATGTATTTATGTTTTGCCATGATTCGTGTTTTTCTAGTTTTCTTGGTAACACATTTCTTGAAATACTTCTCTCGGTACTTCGTTAAATTCTATTTTCTTAATGTCTGAATAAAATACGCAATAAGATGACTCAGTTGCTTTTAAGCATTCTTTCAATCTCTTCCATTCCCTTGAATGTAATTCTTGATTTATTACTGCGATGTAATATTTATCCTTTGACACTTTGAATGTAGTTGAACGCTTGAAAAAGTAGTTGTATTTGTCTTACGTCTGATTTGATGAAGTTAGAATTCATTTCTATGACTACTCCCTTATGTTGGTAAATATATTCTTTAACCGTAGCAATCATTAAGTCGAAATTCATTTCTTTTTAGTTCGTGTTTTTTTAGGAACAATAACTTCTTCAATCACTTCTTCTTCAACAATCTCTTCAACAATCTCTTCAACCTCATCAGCTTCAAAAATATGTTTCAATCCATTTTTAAAATACCATTCATATTGCTTCGGTAGTATCTTGTCGATTAGTACACTTTGATTTCCTAAAACACTATTATAAATGATAACAGTCTTTCCTTTAAATTCATCTTTTATCTTCATTTTTCTCATATTCGTTTGTGATTAAAAAAATTAAATAGCTAAAAATAGTGGCAGCAATAAACTTATTCTGATACTCGTGGCTATTCCAAATCATTACGCTCATTCCAATTGCTAGAATAAATGTACTTAACGCTATCCATCTACTCATAATGGTCTTTTTTTAGTTCGTGTTTTAATTGTCTAAGGTCATTCTTCATTTCCGTTATCATTGCGTGAGCGGTAAATACCGAAATATTGAAATGCTCTGCTATACTCCTTGTGGTATTATATCCTTTATCGTGATAGGTCTCAAAGAAAATTAGTTTTATTCTATCGTCTACTGTATTTCGATATATTTCAATGACTGACTTCTGCTCCTGGTAGTTTAACTCGAAAAGAATTTTATCTTTTATTTCGTCTTCAGCTTCTTCGATTGGAAACTCATTCTCTACGCTATTGACAATCTCTATTTTGCTTTCAGTATCTCTAAATAATAACTCGCATTTAATGAAATGAAATAAAAAATCTTTAACGTTTCCGTATTTAAACTTTGATTCGTTTTTTAGACAGTTAAGATAAGCGTTTGAAATTACGGTGTCGGCTTCAATTCGTAGGTTGATACGATTCAATAGGTACATCGTGTACTTCTTTACATCAATGTAGTGGTTTGTTAGGTATTTATCTAGTGAGTCCTTCATACCATATAAAAAAGTCCTTAATAAATATCTTCCGCCTAACCATAGAGCAAAAACAATCCTTGCTTTTGATTCCGTTTACTCGTGCATAAATAGCATCTAATTTTTTACACGTCAACTTGGCAGTCTGAATAGTTGAATCTGAAATCTTGATTGATTCGATGTAGTCTAGTTCAGCTTGTTCAAACATAACGAAAGAATGTAAGTTGATAAAGAAGTGATACAAGCAAAGGTAAAACTACCCGAATAGATTAGTCCGCTCCAAAAGCCAATGCACTTAAAACAACCTAGTCCAGAATAAACCCAATTTGTTAAAAAGTTAATCGGTAAATGGTCAAAAATCCAATCTATCACAAACTGAATCGGCTCAAATTCGACAAACCACCAAGCAAAAGCGACAATAATTAAATACTCCATGACGTTTTTTTTGTCAAATATATGATTAAATTCTAATCAATGCCTTTATAAAGCAAATTTATTATTAAAATGTAGATTAGATTTCTCATTCTTTCGTGTTTTTATAGGTTTCATTATAATACTGCTCTGCTCTTCCAATGTTAGGGTCTAGGTTTGTTCCCATTGAATCATAGACTGCTTTTATTATTTGCTGCTTCTCCATTTCTTGAGATATAAATATTTGTGATTTAGTTATAAATTTTTGAGTTTCTAATAAACCTACTAAGTATTCTACTGCTGTTTGTTTCATTCCGTTTCTTTTAAATATAACTCTATTACTCTAATGCTCTTCTCTAAATCGTCTCTGAATTGACCTTTCTTCCTACATCTCACAATTCGTTTAATCACATCAAATTCATAAGCATTTAATTCGTGTTGACTAGCGAATAGGTAAAGGCTTCCGTTCGTGTTATCATAGTGCAAATCTTTCATTCCTTTAGTTTTTGTTTGTATTTCAAAAGTAATTCTTTTAATTCAATCTTCGTGAATTTTCTTGTTTCATATGCTTTTTCACGCAAAACTATGAATTCGTCTTTTCCTATTTTCTTCTCCAGGTTGATTCCGTATTCAATTAAATTTCCATGCAAAAATGTGTTACAATATTCACATTGAAGATGACAATTATTCTCGTCAAATCTTACATTGGCATGACCTCCGCTTGAATAATAATGACCGCAATTTTCTTTTTTAGGCTTCTTACCGCATGAAATACAATTCAATCCCGCATCTCGTTTCCTTATCCAAGAATTAAACACTTGCTGCGTCATCTTAAGATAGTCTTGCAGCGTCAACAAATCCTCCTTTTGTTTAATCTTCTTCTCCTTTTTAATAGCAGATAGATTCTTTAAGGCTTCAGCAGTCTTCAAACATACCTCGCATCGATTGGATTTTATAGTTGAATTAAACTTTTGTTTTGGCTCAAATTGTTCTGAGCAAGTTTTACATTTCTTCATTTTATTGTTTTAAAAATTCAATCAATGGGAGCAATATTCCTTTTGAAGTATTCATATCTCCTCCTTTTTTATCTCTATTCGTGTTTAAGTATTTTCTGCATAAATCTTTTAACTTCTCAGTTTTAATAAACATACAATGGAAATCACTTAACCAATAGCACCAATAATCTGCTTCGCTCGTTGCAATTCCGCTTTTCTTTCCTCTCGATTCATATTCAACATAAATGTTTCCCGTTTCCAGGCATCTAAAATCTCTTTTTACTTCAATTTTACTACCTAACAAATCATTGAATTGCTTCTCATAGACTTGACCTATCTTTAAGTCATATCTAAAATCGTTATTATAATTCAATTTCCTCCTCTTGTTGTTTATTTAACTCTTGCTTCAAATATAAAATTTCCAATCGTAAACTGCTATTCACTCGTTCAAAAGTAGCATTATCTTCTTCAAGCATTTTAAAGACTTTTAAAGCATAGTTTAAATCATTTGCTTCCCTTTCTATTGCTTTTACCTTTTCTTCCCTTACGCTTTCTGCTAATTTCATTCTAAAAAGCAATCGGTTGATGCTTATCTTTATGTTTAGTCTTGCGATTAGTATATCAGTTGATTTCATAGTACATTTTTATAATCCACAATATCCTGAATCACATTCATTAAAATCTTCTTCAAATAGATTTAATTGTGTTTTCCAATTCTTAATTTTTTCATAACTCATTCCATTTTTAAAAGTACGTTTACCAAATTCCGCATTTTTATTTTCTGCATCTATAAACCAATCAAATTTATTAGGGTGCTTTTCTGACATTAGTTTTAAAAGTATTTCATTTCGATGAAAACATCCTACACAATTATTCATCCAAGCAAATCTAATTGGTTTACCTTTCCAAAATTCTTCAATAGTATCTTTAAAAATTGAATCATTAATTAGCGGAAAAGATGGTTTTTGCCATTCTATTTCTTTCCATTTATTTCTTCCGTTTTTAGATTGTCCTACAATAGATTTAAAAGTTAATATTCCGTTTTTATTTAACTTTTCTATCATTGTTTTAGCCCTTCTCATTTCGTTAGCCCTAAAACCTATTCTCATTTCAACTGGTTCATTAAAATTTTCTTTCCACCAATCAAATAAAGGTTGTAGTTTCATTTCAGTTGTGCAAAATCTTTGAGTAACATTTGGTAAGTAAATTTTTGATTTACCACCATTATTTCTCATGATTACTTCATCAAATGTTTTACCACTAACCCAATCAATTTTCTGACCTATAAATTGCTCAAGGTCTAACATTGTGTAAATTATTGCGTCTTCTTCTAATGTTCCTATAAATTCTTTACCAATCTTATCAGATACGATTTGTCTGATTTTAGCGTCAGGAAATAAACATTTTAAATCGTCAGTTCTAACTAAAGAAAAAACGTTATAATCCGCTGGATAATTTGCTGCAATGTATGCTGATGTTTTACCACCCGATATACTGTTTACTGTTTTCATTCTTTTATTCTATAAAAAGTTTGTAACTCATTTGACATTGGATTGCTTCGTCTTTTGATAGCGTCAACTCCTCCAATTTTAAAACCTAATCCATTATTGAAATCAAATAGTAAAGGATTGCCAAGTTCAGTTTGTTGACCTCCAGTATCTCGGTCTTTGATTTTTTCAACTTCTATCATAGTTTGAAACTTCATATCGGGATGCTTAACCAATCGATGAATCACAATCATGTCATCACATCGGTTTAAGAATGGTTTACCTCCTTCAATATGCGCTTTCAATGGTGGCTTTAAATGCCCAAACCAATGATGCTCTTGTGGGTATAACATTCCACTTCTACCGCTTTCCGAGTTTGGATGTGTTGAAATATACAAAGTCTTCCCTGATTGATTGCAAAATTGTCTCGTTTCGTTGAGAAATTCGTAATTATCCGAGTGCTGCATACCTCTATCCAATCCCGTAAATGGGTCTATAAATCCAACATCTGAATTAGTGCTGCCGATTATATCTAACATTTCTTTTGGTTTGTAGAGTTTATTGTTAGAAACAAAAGTAAAATAATACTCTATAAACGATTCGTGTTTTTTTATTTCGTTATATGTTAAATCTTGGAATTTTTTACCCGAATACATTTGTATTAAATCCCTCATTACTTGACCGCTTGAATTCTCACCCATCCAAATAGTAAATTTCAAATCGTGAGTAGTAGCTAACGCCAGGAAGTACCATTCCATAAAATATGACTTACCTACATTATCATGTCCTAAAACTATGTTTAGTTGTTTACGTTTAAATCTAAGGTAATCGTCTAAAGTGCATCCAATACCTAATCCCTTAGAAATTTTACCATCCTTAAAATCTTGTAAGTATTGGGTGCTATGTCCGTTTTGTAGTATCATTTGTTTGCTTCAAGTTGTTTCATTACATTTTCATATTGAAGTTGTTCTATGCTTTTTTTGTTTATGATAACTTCTTTAAAAAATGGTAAAGTATTTAGTAAGGTAGATTTCCAATTCTTAATTTGTTGAATTTTACCATTGCGATTAACACACCAATCATTTACTAACCAAGATTGGTATTTTAGTCTAACTTCATTTGTATCAACATTTGGTTTGTTAAATAAAGCATAAGCTATAAAATCTTCAATAGTAGGTATTCGTATAGCATTAACATTTACATTATCATTAACATTAACAGTTAAATCCGTTGCAACGGAATCAACGTTCGTTAAATCCGTTAAAGTTTGTTCTTTCTTTAAACGTCTTGATTCAGCACTTTTCTTTCCAGCTTCAGACCATTGTTCACGCTTACCTTCGTACTTTTCTAAATCTCTTTTTAATTGTCTTTTAATTGGTATAAAAGAAACTTTAACAAGTGTATCTTCAGTTATTGGATTCTTATCATTTACATATTTCAAAATGTGTTTAATTAATTTACCCGCTATCTCATCAGGTAACTCTTCAAATAATTCTTCATAATCTGCATAAAGCAAAAATCCTTTTTTATCCTCTGCCATAATTTTATAAAATAAAAAAGCCCTAATTAAATCCGTTGCTT